CTATGAAAAGTAAATATAGCTTTGTGTTTTTTATAATCATATGTAGCAGCAATACCATTTACACCTAGTAAAAAGTTTTTATACGTAGGTTTATCAATATTTTGTATTTCACCAGTTAAGTTTTTATCTAAAAATGAATACAATCCTTTGATATCACTAAATGCATCTGCAGATTGACCATTTGATACATATATCTTTTTAGTATTGACATCAAACCAATATAATGAGCTAGAAGAACTTATAGTTGATCCTTGGTGTTTAGTTCCTACAGTAGTTGATATATAATCATGTCTTTGTAATGGTAAACCAGTTCCTACATTCACTTGAGAATTTGCTGAATTATTAACATCAGTTATCATAGTTCTTGGATTAATTTCTATAATACCAAAAGCTCTATCTTGCCAAAAATACATTTTACCTTTTAATGATAACATTGAGTTAATTGGACCTTTATCTCCTTCAACATCCCAATAATTATTAGCTTTATACACACTCCAAGAATCTGATAACTCACCATTTATTTTAATTTCTGAAGCATAAAATCTATTATCATATACTGCAGTAGATGTAAATGATACAGGTTTTGGTATAAATGTTACAATATCATTTTGACAAGAATATGCTGTATTATAAAAATAATCAGTTCTATCATTTGTTGGTGTTGATATATCAGTTAAACTAACATTTGGGTGATTACCATGTCTTAGTTCTCTATTGACTTGTGAGCTAGCAGGATAAAAGAAAGTAGTGGAATGTCTTGGACCAAGACTTATGCTAAAATTTTTACTAACTCTTTCTTCATCCATTATACTGTTAGTCACATCACCACCAAATATTAATGATGAATCAGTATAGCTTGTTGTTTTATCTTTAATTGATCTAAAGTGAGAACAAAGTATATATTCATTATCAGCTCTGTCTGTATATGTATTACCAGAGTATTGATTTAATATTGGATTGTACACATAAGCAAAATATTTATCATCTCCACTTATGGTTAATGGTATACCAGTTGTTATTTCTAAAAAATATCCTGGATTTCCGTTATTTACATTATCACCAGGATGTGATATATTTGCATGAATATCTGTACCAAAAGTAAATATTTGATTTAATCCCATTAAAAATGAGAGATTAATGTTCTCTTCTAGTACTATTCCTGCATCTAAATGATTATATAATTTATACATTGCATTTGGATCTGTTGATGGAGAACCAATTATAAATGTTCTAACAAGTGTATTTGATCTTGATAGATAACTAGAAATCCTTAATTTCATACCTTTTACTGGTATTGATATACTGGAATCTAGGATGTTTGGAGTTAAAAAATTCAGTTTTTGTAAGTTATTATTTGGAAATGAATAATCAAGATTTTCATTTAATGCTCCTGGTCCAATTGGTTGAATCATCCAATTGTTCGCTGATGAGTTATACATAGCATTAGAAATTATACCTTCAGAAACAACTGTCTTATCAGACTCTTCTCTTTTAACTCTAGTAATAGAATAACCTCCTATTTCATCCGTTAAATCAGCTGGTATTGTAACATTTATTTTTAAACCTAATTGACAAACATATACTTCATTTGCCCCATATGCTGTTGGAACAGAAGTAAATGATTTTCTGTAATCAGTCAATCCTGTTGGAGTTCCATCCTTGTATGTATTATTAGCTGCAGGACATGCATCAAAATAATCTGGAAATTTAATATCCCCAATCCATTTAATAAAATATGGGTTCTTTGAGTTATCAAAAAATTGAATCCCAACTCTATATATTTCATTATGTTGATATCCCCAATAAATACTATTCATTTGAGGATATTTCATTCCATCATTTATTGGTGATGGAAAAGATGTATCATATTCTTGTAGTATGTCAACTCCATTTTTATCTGATGTATATGTATTTAAATTGAGTAAGTTTGTTACAAAGTCTGGATTAGTATGATATAGGGGTAATCCAATAGGACTTATTCCTCCACCTAGATCAGCATCATGATCACCAGCTACAGCTATTGATACAAACTCATAAGAAATGTTTGTACCAGTTCCACCTAATGTTATTCCATCAGATTTAAACTTAGAAACTCCATCAGAAGGATATGAGTTAAAAGGATTTATTGCATCACTATTTTCTAATACTGTTGTATAAGCAGCTGTTGGATAATTTATTAAAACACCACTTTCAATAATATCAAAACTGTCAAAAGCTTTATGTCTATAAACTCTTGCATCAAAATCTAATTCAGAAGACTCAGCTCTAATGTTACCAACTATCAATCTATTGTCTTTAGTACCAATTGTTTTACAATGGGTAAAAATACCATTTAATGCTAGAAATTCTTCGTTAGTAACTACTAAGGTATTAGCAGAATCTAATATATCTCCATCTAATATTATTTCAATTGAATCTGATGATACAGGACCTTCATAAAATGAATATATTGAAGCTACATCATTTTTACTTTCTCTTATAAGAACAACAGCTTCAATTGTATCAAAATCTCTATCAATACTGTTTATTTTCCAAGTTAATCTTTTAGTAGTTGTGGTTCCTATAACACTACCATGATAATCTTTCCATAACAAACCAGCTGTTTGAGTTTCTTCAGCAGCGTTTACTACAGATACTATATTACTAGGTACTGAAAAATTAGTTGTTGATCCAGATATATTCTTTAACCTATAAGCTATCTGATAACTACCTATCAATAAAGGTGTAGTACCAACAGCACTGTTCATATTAATTAATAATGGTATATCAAAATCTGAAGATGGTGTAATATCCATAACTGTTGGGTCGATAGCACCTACTTGAGCATCTATTACATTAATACTTCTGAACTTATTATAATTATCAGTCCAGTAAAGTCTTTGTATATTTGAATTTTCATATCTACCTAAAACTGCAGTTTGAGGAATATTCCAATATGTACTAAATCCTAAATCAGCAGCATATATTAAAGATATTGAAGAGCTTGCTGAACTGAATGTAATGTTATCATATGTTAATTTCCATATATAACCATATCCACCACCATTTATTTTAGGATCAATATCTTTACAAGGTGTTGTAAACAAATAAATACTATCTCTTATAATACCATATCCTATAACTTGTAAATTAGATGATGCAGGTACATATGAAGAATTTAAAGTAAACCCTGCAGGAGTTGCACTAACTACCACTGTAAAACCTGGCTTAGGATACAAAACTATAGATGTACCATCATAGTATATATTATATTCTACATTTAATAATGTATATGCAGCATCTGTTGTTATATAATCATATAAATCTAACGTAGTATTTATATTTAAACCAACTCCTATTTCACCATTAATATTAATGTTTGTTGCAACAGAAGGTGTTATTAATGTTAATTTAACAATATCTGATACATCAGGTATGGCAATTTGAAACTTGTTACCTTTTGAATTACTAATAGCTACAGAACCCTGTAACTCATCATCTATTAACTCAATATTTAAAGCATCAACATATGTTCCACTTTGCTGAAATACTGGTGAAATATCTGAATTTAAACCATTATTAAAGTTTTGTAAATTATCCATTATTGTAAATTAGTTTGTTCTCCTTTATTAAAATTTTTAAATCCTCTTTTATAATCATTAGTTACAGGAAGTAATTTTCTGAAGATATTCTTAAGATTTTCAAGTTGTTGTACATTAGGCATATTTGCAGCTCCTCTTGCAGAGTTAACATAAAATAACCAGTCTTGTTCTGACTTTTGAAAAACTTTATCAGGAACCTTACCTTTACGCCAATCTTGGTAATCTATCATAGATGTAACATATGATACTAAAGCTTTCATATAATACACATCATCAGGTATCATAGGTATACCATCATCATCAGTTCTTACACCAAGATAAACTATACATATATTAGACTCAACATTATTTTCATCTTCTATGTTAGATATTAAATAACTATCATTTAAGTAAAAAGTAAAATCACATCCTGAATCTGTACATGTAGGTATTCTACAATCATGACATTGATAATTATTAGCATTAGTATTAGTTGCCCAATACACAGGTCTTCCTTTATAGTTAATATCTACTAACTTATAAAAACCACAAGGTAGCTTAGCTTTACCATTAGTCAAAGTTAGACATTTAGATATTTCTTCATACTGGGAATAAGCACCTATCATTCCTAATGCTTCTGCACACCACTCATATATATCTGATTCTGGTATATCATAGTTAATCCCTAGATCACGATATAGTTTGGCTATAACTACATTTATTGATACAAAATTTGTTATCATTTTATTTTATTTAAAAAAATCTACATTATTCTTCAATGCTAAAGGTACCATTCTTTTAGCTAGTCTACTAGCTTCAAACTTATATAAAGTTTTATTAGTAACAATAGCTTTGTGTTTTTTCCAACACCATTTGTATATATACTTCTGATCAAAGTAAACTTTAAATCCTAATTCTTTAGATTTTTTAAAATCTATTTTCCATTTATTAGGAGGTTGGTTAAAACTTCTTTCAAATTTAGATACTTGTAACTTACCTAATCTATAAGGTAATTGTATTTGCTCAGATTGATTAACTATTTTATCAAGTAATTTCTTATTACTTTCTTTAATAATTTTAGCAAATGCTTTATAGTCTACTCCTTCAGGGTAATTTATCTTATAAAATTTATAAATATCCCTAATAGATAAACAACCTTTAATCTTTCCTTCCGTCCTTTTTTTAATTTCCATCTTTAATCAGCTTGTTTGTTTTGAATTACTTGTTGAGGTGTTGCACCTGAAGCATCGTTTTTAGTATCATAAGGAAACCCAAAAAATGGATTAACTTTAGTCTTAATTACTATATCTGTTACTTGGGTAGCTAATGTTAAACTAATAGGATAATTAGAATCTAAAGTCCAACACGCTTGTCCAGCACAATCAACAAAGTTTGCTAAATCACTTGGTGTTTCAAACAAGCCTGCTATAGATACATATGTAAGAAGCTGATCATTAATTACATACAAATAATCATCTTTTAAATACCATGCTCTTTTAGAACTAGTATATTTATTATATTTTTGGTATCTTTGTTTTATAGGGTTAGATTTAGGAATAGGAGTACCATCTATTGTAGTAACACTTACAATCCAATTATCTTTCCATGTATCTATTGTAGAAGGTATTTGTTTAACACTTTTTAATACATAACAGTCTGAATCTACTAGACAACATTCTGAAGCATCAACCTGCTCTAATTCTACACAATTTATATACTGTACCCAAGAATCATTAATATCATCTCTTTTAGCTAAAGACTGTCCTATCAACTGAGCTCTTACTTGTTCTACCCAATATAATATTTGTTCATTAGAAATCTTAAATTCATTAGGATTTCCACCAGAAGATGCAATTTCTAAGACATCGTTTACAAGATGATTTGCTGTAATACTCATTATTTTATAATTTAAAAATTAACAGCCAGACCTTTATTCAAGAACTGGCTTTATTAATATAGTCATTTTTTACTTAAAAAACAACTTATTTAAGGTATTTATTTTCTGGACTTTAAAAGCCTAAATCCTATTTTAACATTATGTGTTTTATCTAGAACTCCATATCTATATCCAACAGCAATTTTCTTTACTATTAAATCAGCTCCTACAGAAGCATTAAATTGATTTAGATTGCCTCCTACTTCAGAATTTAAAAAGAATTGCCATTTAGAAGGTCTTACTAATGTATCAGTTCTTGATATAATCTTAACAACAGAAGGTACTTTCCATCTATAGCTTATTTGTGATGACTTAAGTAATCCAATAGTCTTAATCTTTGAATATATAGTGATACTATCATTAGAAGTGGAATCAGAATAAGTTCTTTCAAATTGACATAAAGAAGCATCCCAGGTTGTGTCTGCTCTAGTAATTGTATCATATTTTGGATACCATTTAGTTTTAAACTCAACTACTTTATAAGGCACTGGAATTGTATCATATTTGATGGTTTCCTTGCCTTTTAAGAAGGTTTCTTTAGATTTAGGTACATTACCCCCACATTGTCTTAAAAGTAGTAAAATGCCTACAATAGCAAATAATACAATTATTATATAATTTTTAATTTTATTCATCTGCCTCTATTTTTTTATCTCCCCAACTAATACCAGCAAATGCTGTAGCTAAACTAGCTATTATTATTAATGTACTGTCTGCAAGATTTGTAAATGCTCCAGTTATAAATGCTAATATTAATAATACATAGCATACTTTTTTTATTGAATATCCCCCAACTGTTGGTCTTAATCCTTCTAGTAAATTAAATATTATTTTATAGTCCATTATTCAATTGTTAAAATTATATCTTTTTGATCTTTTAATTTATCCATTAGTTTAGTAAAACATTGTCTACTTAAACCCACACCGTTAGGTGTTCTAACTGTACCAACTATAATACATCCTTCAGTATCTAACGCTGTATTTCCTGAATGCCAACGTATTCCAGAAAATCCTTTAACATTAAGTACTTCTGGCATTAACTTCTTAAATCTATTAGACATGCTTAGTACCATTTTATAAGTACCTTTTGGTATAGCAGTTTGACCATGAATCTTGTTTTCACCAATATCATCTAAGTCACCATCTTGATTTGAATCTCTGTCAACATCTTCTACTGTAAAACAAAAGAATACATCATCTATATATACCTTACCTAATGTATACAAAGTGTTTTTTAAATCTCTGATTAGTTTTATTTTCATTATTTTCCTTTATTATAAGTTTTTAATTCAGCTGTTAAGTCTTGTATAGAATCTTTTAATTCATCAAGCTTTTCTTCAAGACGTTTATTTTTTAGGCCTGTTTCTTGTTTTAATTATGCAATAGTTCTAGTATTTTCATTACTTTGTTTTGTTGTTGCCTTTAGCTCGTCCATTGTTTTTATTAGAAAATACCCTAATACTGATGTAAGTAAACCGCCTATGAGTATTAAAAGTTGTTCTGTTGACATAATTTGTAATATTATTGTTAGTTTTTAATTAATTCTGTTATTCTGTGTGGTATAATCTTGAGAGTCTTTCTTTTAAATATTATTATGGATAAAGTCCTATTTCACAAAGCGTGTAGCAATTTGTTGGATTAGTTGAAAAGGCAGGATTCACTATTTCAATTGAATAATCTTTTCCAGTCACAACTGCAATGCTAAGCCCCTCAACAAATGTAGCGTTTCCACGAGCATCATATCTTACTGTTCCAAGAAGCGTGCTTATTCCATCCGTTATGTTTCTTAAGTTATAAGTAACATCTTCTGGCGTTCCTAGAGTTCCAGTAGGCTCTACCCATATCCAAGCTGTTCTAATTGTTCCATTGAACAAC